TTTAAGCTCCGTTTAACCGCGTTTAAGATCGTCCAAAAACCGCTTGACGTAGTCAGCAGCGACGGTCTTCGAAAGACCGAAACGCGCGCCGGCCTCCCTGACCATTTCCTTCAAACTTCCCATTGAGATTTCCTCGTTGCCGATGGCGTTGGCGAGTTCGTCACGGAAAGTCCAATACGAATAAAGCGCGTCATCTAGCGACTGCTCACCAATGGCAGAGCCACCCGCGAGAGTCGCGCTATCGCTGCCGTAACCGGCCTGCAGCGACTTCACAACGTCGAGCCCATACGCACCCCACGACTTCGCCAGCGGGCCGAATGGCACGAGGGAAGCGGGGCGCAGGTTGGCGTTGACGGGAGTCGCCGAGAAGGCGAGGTTTGACCAGCGGACGCGCTCAATAACCGGCACGCGGCCTTTCGAGACGGGGTCAATCTGCATGCTCTTTTCGAGCACCGCGCCCCCTACGGACGTGTACCAGCGCTTCGGCGGATTGATTTCCGTGAGCGAACCCCAAAAGAGGTTTGCCTTTTCGGCCATCTTTCCGCTGCCCTGATAAATCTCGCCCTTCACGAACGTTTCCGACTTCTGAATGCGCACATCAACCGGCGTGCCGATTTCGTACGACTCATGATTCGGAATGCCTGCGCGCGCACCGATCTGTGTGTAGTGCTCAAGGTCGAGATTGCCAAAGCGCTGGAAAAACTCCATGGAGTTCTCAAGCGCTTTGCACAGAACAATCTCGCCCTGTTGATCGACTGATTCGTTGGAAGCTTCGACGTACACATACCGGCGATCGCCCTCAGTAGCAGGCGTCGCTTTAAGCATTGGCGAAATACTCACAAAGGACGGCAGTGCGTCCAACTGAGCTTGTTCGAGTGCGTCGTTTTCCATGACCTTCATGTTGTTATCACGACTTTTTTTCGGGAACGTCTTCGCCAAACTTTTGCGGATTTGATGCGAACAGGTTGTCGAGCCACTTCGCAAAGTCCGGATCGTCGGCTGGTTTGGCATCGTCCAGGACGTGCCATGTACCGCGGCAATGCGGATGAACCGTTCCAGCCGGGACCTTCCACATTTCAGAGTCGGTGCGGTCAACCATTCCTTCAGCAGTGCGCTTTTGCTTCGCGGCAGAGCGACCGATATTCGTCTTGCCGACCCACACTTCCGTGTCCCAGTTCTTATCTTTCTTGTCAGGGTCTACGACCGTGAAGACGAGCCCATGAATCTTTTTGCAGAACGGGCATGCGCTCTTGTACTGCTCGATGCGGCGTACCTTCGTGCCAGCCTTCAGCGAGCCGATCAGGCCATTGCCAGCGGCGTCCCCTACTTCCGTCGTGGCAATGCGGCGCCAGTCGCGGTTGAGGTCGGCGAACGTGTCGAACAGGTCCTGCTGCAGTGCGTGCGCAGGTGGCTTCGAGCCGAGAAGGCGCTGCTGTTCGTGCGCCATGATTAGCGACTTCAAGCGATGCTTGGTTGAATCGGCGACCGCTTGCACGTTGTCGGCGCATCGGGCGCGCTCGTATGCCAACGTATTTTTGATAACGTCGGACGGCTTGAACGTTTCTTCGGCGGCCTTCGTGGTGTTTGGCATCGCAGCCAGCACCGTATCGGCCCCAGCGAGCCCAAGGCTATCGATGTTGGCTTGCACCTTCCCCATGAACACCGACCGCACAGCGAGCCATTCAGCCTCAGTGCTGAGCGAATCAGCGGGCATGTACTTCGCGACGAGGTAGTCGATCAGCAGTGCCCAGTCGTCAATGCCGAACTTTTCAGCCGGGATCGCTTCGAGGTACAGCTCAACGAGGTTGAGTTCGTGTGGGGTAGGGCCGAAGCGAGGCTTGGAGAACGTCTTGCCGCCGACGAAATTCTTGTTCGCCATCCACGCGTCAAGCTGCTCTTTTATCTTGTCAAGACGCAGCAGGCCGCGCGACGAAAACAGTTCGATCAAAGACTGGACATACGGGCTCTCGTGCTTCGCCCAAATATCAGGTTTCTCGCCGTTCTCGCCGGAAAGCGCCTTCGCCATAACGTCGATGACCTCCTCCGTGCAATCGCAGGAAAGGCCGCCGAGGTTGAACAGAAGCCCCTTATGGAGGGGCAGGCCGTCACTTTCCTGCATTCTTTTTCGGCTTTTCAGTTTGGTGGCCGGTAACCTCATGCCAGTGGACGCGGTGCGGCCGCCCGGTCTCGTCTTCGCACGTGAGGCCATCCTTCCCGGTCGAAGTCACCTTCCCCTCGCCGCAGAACGCTCCAGCCTTGAACGCCACGTGGTGACCTTTCTTCACGGTCTGCTCGTTCTTTGCGCCACCCGGGTTGTGCTCGGACAGGCGTGCGAGCAGATCCTTGAACGGCCCCTTCTTCGGTTCGCCTTCCGGCTTCTTTGCGGGCTTGGCCTTCGGGTCTGGCTTCTTCAGGGCCTTGATAAAGATCGGGGTACTCATCCCATCAACTCCTCAAAATTGAATACGGGCGGCAGGCCGAACGCCTTGCCAAAATCAACGGGCGCATTGCCGTCGCCAAAATTCATGTCGTCACCGGGAACGTCGCTGCCGTCATCGACGCCGTCCTTGCTTGAGCCCTTCGCCGGCGTCGGATCGGCGTTGCCTGCGCCCTGATCGCCGTTGTCAGAGCCGCCCTGGCCGCCCTCCTCGTCGTCCTGCTGCTGGCCGATGCCGTTAATGACCATCCACGGCTGAATGAGGGACGAATTGACTGGCGCGTCGCCGAGCGGACCGGCGAGCTTTTGCTTGCCCTCTTCGGCGCGGATTTCGTTGACGGTCGAGACGAGCTTGCGCATCTCGTTCTTTACCTGGCGGTCTTCCGGATCTAGGCCGGTAAAGCGGAAGCAGAAGTTGTCCGAGAATTCGGAAACAATGAAGTCCGAGAGGGTGTTCTCGTACGCGGCGAGCAGTGGGCGCAGGCCGGAATCTTTCGAAGCGGCCAGCTTTTCACTGGTGTCTGAGCCGGACAGCGGGGACGAACTGCCGCCGCTGAAGCTATCGAAGTTGATTTCAGACGGCGACATGCCGTAGATGGCGCAGATGATTGACGTGAGAAACGTCATCCATTTCGCGAAATACATCTCGTTGAATTCGACGCCGAACTTCTCGAACGAGGCTTTCGACTCCTGATCCTTCGAGACCATGATCGGCAGGCTCCAGGCGTTATTGACGCCCTTCACCATCGCGTTCCAGTAGCGACGGAACGCCTTGATGTCGCCGTCGTCATACTGCCCGGACAGGTGCAACATCCCTTTCGGAATCGAGTTCGAGTCGAAGCCTTTGATGTTGTATGACATGGCGTTGATATAGCCAGTCACGACGCGAATCAGCAGTTCCGTCTCCGAGATACCGTAACCGGCAGCGCTCACGTCCGTACGCGGGTTTCGCGGCTCGTAAATCAGGTCCTCGTGCGTGTACGCAGTCGTAATCATCCCTTCCACGACCTGCAGCGCGAAAATCTCGTCGTCGCCGTTGTACCCGTCCTCAGTGCACAGCCGGATCGTCGCGCCATCTACGGCGTAGAAGCCGTCGATACCCTTCAGCTTATTGTTCTTCCACTCCAGTTCGATAGGAGCGGAGTCCATGACCAGCGAGTCGCGGACGGACTTGGACATGAACTGAGCGAACGAATCGCGGTGCAGTGACTTGCGCAGACGGGGCTTGAATTCCCAGCCGCAGTTCTGGATGAAGCGGTTGAGCAGCGCGATCGACTTCCCTTCCGGGGCCGTCAACTGGTGACCGCGGTCGATATGGCGGATTTCGAAGCCGGGCATATCGTTGCCCTTCTCGGCGACGCGGCAGAAGCGCTGCACCTGGCGCTGGCGGGTCATGATCACCGCGTTGAGCACAGGGGTCTGCTGCACCATCATGCGCAGGCCATCGAACGGAATGCCGCCCGGGCGATCCCACCAGTCGCCGTTCACGTTGACTTGCCACTTGTCGAGAATGACGGACTGCATCCCGCGCTGCTTGAGCCGGTTCGCCGTGGACGGGAAAGGAACGGGGTTATCCGAGATCGACTTCAGCATGTCGTCCTCGTACTGAGCCTCTGCGACCGTCATGATTGCGCGCACGACATCGTTCGGCAGTAAATCCGACTGCGACGGCATATGCGATTTCTGCAGTTCGCCCAGCGCCTCAGTGCGCTCTGGCTCAGGCGCATCCCCGTCGAACGCCACGTTTGCGGCTTTGTTGGTCATCGAGTTCCCCAAAATTTCCCCCATGGTCGCGTCACGACACATGAAAATAATCTGCGCCTAAAGCATTTTCCTGTTGCGCGAATCACGCAATGCGTTAGAATTCTTTCCCTGACGCAGATTGAATCCGCTTGGTATGCAAAGGGAATTTGTAAATGGACGAGGTTTTTGAACTGAGACGCATCGCCAGGGCCGAGCAGGGGTACGTCCTGCGCGCCGGGACGTGCGGAACATGCGCAAAGCTTGAATTCGACTTGAAGTACGAGCCCGGTACGCGTCCCTACAACCAGTACGAGTCGATTCCAGTCCGCACTAACGTCCGTTGTGGAGTCGGCGGATTCGCAGTAGTCACGCAGGCCACGTGCAATCTGCACGAGCCAAAACCAACCACCACGAGGAGCGGTAAATGAAGAAGAAAGTCGCAGCGGTCGCCACGCCCGCACCTGTCGAAGTAGCAAAGCCGAAGGTCGCGCCGAAGCACGCGGTAAAGCTGGCAGTGCCTGCGATCCCTGTCACGGCCAATCGCGCGCAGCGCCGCAAGGCCCCTGCAGCCGTTCCGGTCGCCACGGTTGAGCCGAAGTTCTATCCGGTAAAAAAGACGGCCACGGCAAGCCTGACGGGCTCGCTGTCGGCGATTCAGCAGGCGCGCAGCGTCCTCATGAACTCGCGCGGCTTCGGCGAGGCCATTGACACGCTGAACCGTCTGGAAGCACAGGCGCGCGAGCAACTGGTAACCGCCGTGAATGCCGAAATGAAGGATCGCCGGGTCAAGACGGACGGATTCAACATCGGTACGGAAAGCAAGCCGGACGGCGTGCACATCGTCCTGACCAAGCAATAAAACACGGGGCGACAACATCCCCATTTTCCGCTTGTTTTTGAACGTAAGTCGTTGATCTGGCGCTGGTTTATTTGGTCGACGCCTTACGAATAAATCTCCCCGATACGGCCATGAGTAAAGGCTCACAAGCAAAGCTTCACCTACCAGATTTCAGCGAAGCCGCCCCGGATTTTCATGACGAAGATCCCATGTGCTCAGAGTGCGGATTTTTTCCTAAGACATCGACGCGCGATATCTGTGAGCACTGCGCTTCCATGGAAATTTTCACTTCGAGAGCAATGCAATGAGTGCCTGCGATACCTGTTCTAGCCCGGGAGCCTGCTGCAAAGACTTCGCGCTGAATGTCGGCTTGTTTGACAAGGATTCATGGAAGGACGATGCGGCGAAAAAGATGGTGCACCACAAGCTGCCTTTCATTCCGCTTCGGCTTGCCGTTGAGGGCAATGAAACGGCTGGCGGACCGTCCGAGATAGATGGGCGTGTTTCCATCCGCTTTTCCTGCCCGCTTGTAACGCCCGAGGGGCTCTGCGGTGACTATGAGAACCGGCCCCAGCTATGCAAGGACTATCAGCCTCTTTCTGACCGTCTTTGCGCCATGTACGTAGAGCCAGTAACTGAGGATCAACTGTGACCTACAAATTTGACCGCTTCGATACGTGGCTGCCAATGGGAATGACCGCCAAGGATGCGATTGAGCCGAGCGAAGAAGGGCTTTGCGTGCTGGCCGAAGACGCAATCTATCGCGAGGCATATCAGGCGGCTCGCATCGCCACGCTGGAGGCTCAACTGAAGGAGGCCCACGTCAAGGGCGCTGTAGCCGGTCCGGTGGATGCAAAGGCTCTGTTCGCGAAGCTGCGCAAGCTGGCCGATGAAGCGTGGCCGCAAGGCGATCTGCGCGCTAATCGCAATCTGAACTGGGCGTACCCGCAGACCACCATTACCGCCGACGCGAATGGCTGGGAAAAGACGGTTATGCGCTTCGTGGACGGCAAGCCGCAGTTCTCTTGCACCATCGGCAAGGCCGAATACGAGTGGCGCAACGCGGACTTCTTCGCCGCCGCGAGCCCGGAAGTCGTGTTGTTCCTGCTGGATCACATCATGGCTCTCGGCAACAAAATCCAAAGTCTCGAAAACGCTTATGCGAACGTGGCCGTAACGAGGTTGAGCGTATGAGCAAGCGCTACGGACGCAACCAGAAGCGCGCGCATCGCTCGCGCATTGCAGAACTGGAAAAGGAATTAGCGGCGACGCTGAAGCAGAACCATGAACTTTTCAACGCAAATCGCGACCTGAGCAACGAGATTGACTGCGCCAAGCGCATCGTCGGCGAATACTGCGTGGCATTCCAGCCGCGCAGTCAGACGGTGAGCCTGCGCCAATCTGACTTCGTTGAGGTCATGGAATACGAGAAGCAGAGCAACGGCGGCGCATATCGCTATTGGGATTTCAACCCGGCCGAAATGCTCGCGCCGATTCACTTGAACCGCATCCGCCTGCCGATCATGTGCGTGCTTTCAGACATGGATAGGCTTCGCAGTGCGCGCCACATGAACGTCGTCTATGACGGTAAGGCATGGGCTTATGCAATTGATCGTACGGCGTGGCATATGACGCGTTATCCGCGCGACCTGTGCCGCAATATCGCCGAGCGCCTGACGCACATGATTTACGAGGAAATGTCGAAAGACGCGACCGTTCATGCCGAGCTTCGCCGCACACATACCCGCAACGAACCAGATCCACGCATCAGCTACCCGAATTTCGATTTCGGAACGCCTGGACTCCCTGACTTTTTGAGGTAATCATGAATCACGTAATAAACGAAGACGGCGCTCGCCCTATTAAGATTTGGACTACTGAAGTTGAGGAGTCGGCGCTCAAGCAGCTTAAAAACCTCGCTCGCCTGCCCTTCATAGCCGGGAACGGCGTGGCCTGCATGCCGAACGTGCACGCCGGCATCGGATCGACAGTCGGAACGGTCATCGCTACAGACAAGGCCATCATTCCGGCCGCGATTGGAGTTGATATCGGCTGCGGCATGAACGCGGTTCGCTTGTCGCTGAAGGCGTCGGACCTCCCGGAAAGCCTGAAAGATATTCGCAATCAGATCGAGCGCGACGTGCCGCTTGGCGCTGGTGGCCGCCACCGTAACTCCTATGTTCCTCCCGGTCATGGCGCGGGCCAGCAGCACGCCCTCTGGAATGAATACGCCCGCATCAAGCCATTCGGCGAGGACGACCATCTGAGGGCTTTCGAGCGCGCGTGGTTTCAGCTTGGCACGCTCGGATCAGGCAATCACTTCATTGAGATTTGCCTTGATGAGAATGACGACGTTTGGATCATGATGCACAGCGGCTCACGTGGCACGGGTAACGAGATTGGCCGTCGCCACATTGAGAAGGCGAAGCAGAACATGGAACGGTATTTCGTCTCGCTTCCCGATGCAGACTTGGCGTATATCCCTGAAGAAACCGAGGATTTCAATAAGTACGTCGAGGCCGTGAAGTGGGCGCAGGATTGGGCGCTTGAAAACCGCCGCGTAATGATGGACGCGACGATTGCAGCCGTCCGTCGCCATATCGAGAAGCCCTTCACGATTACGCATGAGGCCGTGAATTGCCACCACAACTATGTCGAGCGTGAGAACCACTTCGGCCGCAATTTGTGGGTCACGCGCAAGGGCGCTATCCGTGCACGTAAGGGCGACTTGGGCATCATCCCGGGCAGCATGGGAGCGCGCAGCTTCATCGTGAGCGGCAAGGGTAATCCGGAATCGTACTGCTCATGCTCGCACGGCGCGGGCCGCAAGATGAGCCGTACGCAGGCTGCAAAGACCTTCTCAGTGGACGATCTGAAGGCGCAGACGGCGGGCGTGGAGTGCCGCAAGGATGCTGGCGTGATTGATGAGGTGCCGGGCGCGTACAAGGACATCGATGAGGTCATGGCGAATCAGACCGACCTGGTGGAGATCGTGCACACGCTGAAGCAAGTTTTGTGCGTTAAGGGGAACTAGGATCATGGCGGCGAATTACGCGATGCGCAAAGAGCGTGAGATATCTCGCCGCCTCCTTCTCGCCGCAATCGGCGATGAGGGAGCGACGCGGGCGCAGATTGAGGAGACGACTGGCATGCACTTCAATTCCATGTATCGCATCCTGAAGGCTCTGCGCGACGACAAGACGGTTCGGGTAGGCAAGTGGATAAATCGTACGCATGAGGTCAGCGGAGAGCGCTTGTCGGGTCAGCCGTTCGCGGTGTACGTGCTCAATCCGGACGGCCTTCCAGACGCGCCGAAGAACAAGCGCCTTAGCCCGGAGAAAGTCGGCATTAAGTATCGCCAGAACCGACGCATCGTCACGCGCGCCCGGACTCTCGCGAAGGAGGGCAAGTCGAATATGTGGGATCAATTGAGGTACGCATAATGATTGAGCTAGACGCGGTCCCGGCAGTAGCGAATGAACGTGCTGCACGTGTCGCCGAGCGCTGCAGTTTTCGCGTGGTCGGCTATGTCATGGAGCACACAGCGCTGCCAAAGCGCGCTGTCGTGGTCGATGATGCTGTGCGCTGGTTTCCGAACGAGATCGACTTCGAAAAAATGATGGGCTGGCAGAAGCACAGCGCCGGTCCCGGTATCCCGGCTGAAGGATGGCCGGTTGATGAAATGCCCGCGCTCGCGCCGATTCAGGTTGCCGCAGCAGCGCCGACCGCGCCGAAGCGTCCGATCCTCACTGCGCCGCCGACGGCGAAGCTGGTCGAGTCGGCAGAAGAGGCAGTCGCGCAACTGGCGAAGGCGCTCGGATGCCACTGGAACGACATGATCCCGCATAATGCGGGCTGGTTTGTCCCGGGCAAGCCTACGGCGTACGCCAGCGCTTACGACGCCATAGCGGGGCTCGTAGAGCGTCTTAGGGGCAGTCCGAGCGGTGAGGCCGCTATTGATGCGATGGCGAAAATGATGAGCCGCGAGCAGCCGGACCCGGCGCCGCGTGGACCGAAGGCCGAAAAGCCGGTCGATACCCGTCAGGAGGCTCTGTTTTGATCGCAAAGTTTATCGAAAGGTTGTTCGGCAAGGCCATGAACGACGCCTTCCCCGAATTGGCCCCGCTGAATTTCCGCTTCGTGTGGGGCCCGGCGCTCAGCCCACTCAAGACTGAACTGATCGGGCTGAAGCGCAACCATGCGCGCGGCGAGGTGGAGCTTGAATATATGTATGCGGACTGGCAGCACGGGACGACGTACTGCTTCAGCGAAGCGCCGCGCAGGTTGACGCCGGAAATTGTGAAGTTGAACCGCCTGCAGGCTCGCCGTGCACAGCGCATGCTGGACATTACCGCGAAGCTGGAGCGTGACAGCAAAGTGAAGGGACCGAAACCAATTAACCCGGGAGCCGATTGAACCTCCAGCCCACCGCAGAAGAACTGCGCGCGCTTCGCCGAGTAGCAGGCATCAGCCAGTCGAAGGCCGCATCGCTCGTCCACCTGAGCAACGGCATTCGCTGGTACGAATATGAAGCGGGAAAACGTCACATTGACAAAGCCCGCTTCGAACTCTTTCTGATCAAAACCGGGCTTCATCCGGCCATAAAACCAACATGAAAAACATCTGGACACAGTGCTTCCTCGCGTTCCTTCATGACCGATCAAAGTATCTACCCGGCCATCCGTTCTACCCGAAAGACTATGAAACGTTCCTGGCTGATTGGTGCAACGATTTTTTCAATGACTAGACCTGCTCGAACATAACGCAGGCGTGCGCATCGGGCATTACGATCGCCTGCAGTTCGTTGCAGAACTTGCGATCGAAGTCGAAGTTCGAGCAAGACTTGCAACGATCCTCCGTGATTTCCTCGCGCTCGCGAAGAACCTTGTTCAGTGTGTGGTTCTGAGCCATAGCATCTCCAATAACTACCTTCGTACTCTCGTCGCTTGTGTCCGGGAACAGGAATGCAGTTCCGCCGTGAGCGCGGGCCCAAGCGACGTTCATCAGCATGAAGGCGTAAGAGAAGTGAGGATCGATACCGACCTTCACCACCTTGCGCCGCATTTTTCGTTCTTCAGCGTCCATTTCAACAATGAGCGCCGTTCGCGTGAAGTGCTTAAACACGCGATCGAGGATGGACGCGAGCGACTTCTCACCGCGAATCCCGTTATCGCCGTCGTCCGAGAGCATTTGCAGCAGCCCCTTCGGATCGGGGAAGACCGTAACGTGCGCCGTGATGCGCGCGAGCGCTACCTGCATGCTCTTGTATTGATCCAGCGTGACCGTGTAGCGGTCTTGCGCCTCTTCGTCGCTCTTGCGCTCTGCCTTCGATGGAACAGCGTCGCCCCAGCGCAGTGACGCGTCCTTAATGACCGTGTAGCTCGCAAGGAATACGATTCCCTTGTGGCGATTCGCGAAGCGGTGAGCGTCGTTATAGTTCGGCAGCGACTCGCACACGCAGACCTTGACGCCGAATTTCTCAATCAGTTCGGAACACCTGGCGAAAGGATCGTCGCTGTAAATCTCCTCTGCGTGGATCAGCGCCATATGGCCCGTCGGCAGGCGCTCGCAAATGAGGGCGACGTTGAACTTACCCATCTGGTCGATACCCATGAACGTGCCTTTTGCACGATCCTTCCACTGCACGCCCAGCCGCCTGCCCTCCTCCACGCACTCGGCGAGGATCTCCAGGTTGATCGGGATTTGCGTCGGGTCCGCGTACGGCTTGCCGAGCTTCCGGTTAAAGAAGTTCCGCATGTCCGCCGCGTTGTGGTAAGCCTCAATCATTTCCCGGGCGGAAATGGTCGGCGACAGTGTTTGAGGGAAGTGAACCGAGCGATTGACCGCTTCGGGGTTCTTCGCAATCCACTCGCCGCGCTGTGTGTCGTCAATCCAGCCTTCGCATTCCTTGCACTTGTAACGGTATTCGCCCGTGAGCCCGGCCTCACGCTCGCGCTCATTCACCCGCGGCGCGGTCGGATCGTACCCAATGCAGGCCGGGAAGTTTTCATCGAGCACCTGCTTCGCGAGGCAGTGCGGGCACTCGGTATGAAACTGGAACTGCTTCCCCTTTTTGAACCACCAGTGGATATCGCCGTCGGGCAGGTTCGCCGTGGAGCCCATCAGCGTGTACTTCAGACGCGAGGCGGACATACGCTCGCGGACCTTCTCCATATCCGCGATCACCATTTCCTGCACTTCATCGAACGAGACAACGTCCATCGGGTTCGATTCTGTGGCCGTCTTGCCAGAGGTCCAGAGAAAGTGATATCGCGACTCGCCGATGTTCCGGGTCAGCACGTTACCGTCGCCGGAAATGCCTGACTCGGCGAGACCTTCCTTCATCAGCCGGCGAACGGCCGGAATGGTCCGGACGATCTGCATGAAGCGGTTCGTGGACTTCCCGGACGCCAGCATTTGCGATGGCATGAACATGCCGATCTTCGATGCCGGGAAGCGCAGGCCAAGGTAGATCATGGCGAGCATTTCCATGACCGTGAACCCTACCTGGGTGCACTTCATGATGATATCGATCCGCTGGTACGCGTCCTTGACCGTGTGCGGAATCAGGTCATAGATGAAGGCCATGGCCGGGCGGTCATCGAGGCGGAATGGATACCCGTCCACCTTCAGACCTTCGGCACTCAGGCGCTCGCACCACTGGCGGAAGGTCTCGTCCGGGCCCACGATCATCTGGGACGGCGTCAGGTCGATTGGCGCATCCACGAACTCGCCAAGACGCTCCTGGCGGAACACGTCCAGCGCCATGGTGGAGCGGTCATATTCGACGGCTGCCTGATCGGCGTACTCATTGTCCGTAGCTTTAAGCTGGAAGGTCGCCCAATCCTCCGCAGCGCCCCTGTAGAGGGCTGCGAACGGGCCGCGCATGCCAACGGGCTTGCCGAAGTACCAAACCCGCCCATGGCGGTTCAGGTGGATGCTTTCATGGACTTCGTGCACCCCGTCGATTTTTTGAGCGTCATCCACCACGATAAGGTGGAACTCGTCGTAAATCGGCTTAGGGTCATCTCGCGGGATGAACGTGATCGAGCCGCCATTCACCAAATCCCAGCGCATGTTATCGAGGCGGCCAGTGGCGTTCGTGATGAGAGGCCGGATCGTTCGCAGTAGTGCGGACTTGGCCTTCTCCACGTCGTCGCCAGTCGGCAGAACGAGCGCCGTCTTGAAGCCGTGCAGCGCACCGAAATGGGATATGAGCAGCGTAACGAGCGCAAGCGTCGTCTTGCCTGATTCGTTGCCGCCATGGACAACGTTAAAGCGCGCAGGGCTGCCGAATGCAACCGACTGCGCGCCAAAGAGAAGCGGGAGCCGAATCTCATGCTGCTGCACTGTGACGCCCTCAAAAATCGTTTATGTACTTACGATTTATGTTGGCGTCACGACGAATCACGCGACCCGGCGATTAGCCTTCCCACGTCTCCGTAGCGTTCACCCATGCGGATTCGGACGCTTTCAGCCAGACGGAATTGACTTCCACGTATGTGAAAGTCTTCTGGCGCACGACCGCGCCCTGTTCGATGCACGTGTCGGTCAGCATGTTGCCGTTTGCGTCGTACGTGTATTTGTGCGGCAATGAGTTCGGATCGAACGTGATGCCATTCGCATCCTTGACGACGATGCGTACGCTTGCGGACATGGCGGCTCCTTTCTGAAGGTGAGATATGGTTAGCCTTCAGATTCGCGTCACTACCGCGCACCGCGCGCCGAACAGGCACAAAAAAGCCCGCACTCGGCGGGCTTAAAAGGCACTACGGGGAATTTAGAACTGGCGACCGGCTGACACTACTGCGCCGAAGTCACCACGGCTATTCGTAGTGATCGAAGCCTTCATGACCCACTTGTCATCCTGCGAGACGCGCGAGTAGCCAGCAGCAAAGCCCGTCGCGCCGTGATAGGTCGATCCAGCGACTGAAACCATCGACTTGCCCGGGCCGGTCGGCTGCGGCAAGCCAGCCACCGCGAGAGCCGAAGCAACGCCGCCGTACATATCCGAGCGCAACTTGCTGATATCCGACTCGGCTTGGTTGAACTGCTGATCCGTATAAGCGTTCGCCTGCCCAAGCGTAATAGCCGCCGACTGGTTCGTGTAGGCGTTGGCCGAAGACATGGTCGCAGCGTTATCCACAACGCGCTGGTTGGCTTCGGCGACGATTGCCGATGCATCGCTCGCCTCTTGCGCTTGCAAGCCAGCCTCTGCGGTTTTAGCCCGCGTCGCTTCGCTTGACACCCCTGCGCTCAGCGTCGCCTCTGCCGCCGTGGCGCGAGACGCCTCCTTCGTCACCGCGACCGTGCCCGCTGCTGCCGCCGCACCCGCTGCCGTAGCTGCGTTTCCTGCTGCTGCCGCTGCTGTTCCTGCTGCCGTGGCCGTGGCCTTGGCCGAAGCTGCTGCCGCCGCCGCAGCCGTCGCCGTCGCGTTAGCGGTCACTGCCGTGCTGTTAGCTGCTGCAGCCGCCGCTCCTGATTGAGCCGCGCTGGTGATGGCTTTCTGCGCATCCGTCTCGGCCTGTGCTGCGGCTTGCTGCACCGTGTAAAGCTGCGAGCCGTTCACCGCGTCAGTGCTGGTCGCATTGACGTTGCCAGCCGTCACATTGATGATTTGACGCGTTACACCGTTGCCGCCGACCGAGACAACCATCGCTTGGCCGCCATCCGTCGAGCCGTAGCCGAGCGCCACCGATCCCAAGCCGGTCGCTGACGTGAATGAGCCCAGCGCGAGAGCTACTTCACCCGTCGCGTTTGCCTTGTAGCCTACCGCAGTGCGGTAAGAGTCTTGCGAGTCATCGGACGCGCCGAGTGGGCTAGGTGCGCCAGTGTTGGCATATGTGCCAATCGCCGTATCGCCGCGACCCTGAGCCTGCGAGGCGTAGCCGAATGCTGCAGCATACTCACCAGCGATATTCAGACGCGCCGTGCCGCCAGCAAGCGGGCCATTCGGACCCCAACCCGTATCGCCTCCACCGACTGCGACGCCCTCCTGATTGGCCGATGAATTATCGCCGAGCGTGACCGATGATTGTGCGTATGCCGAGACTGCGAACATTGCGACTGCGAAAGCGATAAGAGTTTTTTTCATGATTAGTTTTCCTAAAGAGTGCAGCGTTTTGGTTTGCCCTTTCAGGCGGTCCGTTTCGTTACGGTGAAGCGAGTTTATTCTGCGCTAAACGCAGAGTCAACAGATAAATTGCGTTTGAAGCAGATTTATGAAGGTGCGTTAGCGCGCCGGGTTGACGGCGGACGCGCTATGCGCGCTTCATTTCGTTGATTTCTATTCTGAAAATTGCGTTGGCACGGCCGAGTCGATCCCGGCTTTCATGAATACTAGCCAATGCGTTAGCCCCTTCCGTCCGCTTGGATGTCCGAAAAGCGGCTCGTGTGG